CCTCTCTGGTTTAATACCCCGGAGAGCATAAGAGATGCCTACGCTGCGACTATCCTACTAGCGAAAGCCGATTTCTTAGAAACAGGCTTCGATCTAGAAAAGAAGGCGCTGGAGAAGTTCGATCGATTTGAACGCTCCTGTAGAGTCACTAACTCGCGTTTCAAACATCTGGAGTACGACCCTCTTTTTAAAGGCCGTACCGTTTGGCTGCATAATGCAGTCATTCGGAAAATATCCACTGTTTTAGGCGAGATCAGTTATCAAGAAATGTTGAGCATGGCAAATTGGGGCTCTGGCGCCTCCACAAGAATACCGCGGAGATACGCCAGTTCGACCAATAAGTTCCAGTTCGAAACTGGAATCACACGTAGGTTGCTTGCTCTGTTTCCTGTGGAAGCCTTGACGGAATGTTATCCGTTGTGGTTTAGCCACTTCCGTGATGGAGAGAAGAATTTCACTCCGGATCGTGGGAACAGAGTCATCACTGTCGCCAAAGATGCAACTGCAAACCGGGTAATCGCGATCGAACCGGGTTTAAATATCTGGTTCCAACTCGCGATAGGCTCTTATATGCAGAAGCGTCTCTTGCGCTTTGGGGTCGACTTAAGACATCAAAGTAAGAATCAGGAGTTAGCGCTATACGGTTCAAAAACCGGTAAAGTTGCGACTCTTGACTTCTCTTCGGCGTCTGATAGCATTAGTGAGTGGGTCGTCGAGGAGTTGTTTTCTCCTCGGTGGGTCTCGCTCATGAATGCGTGCCGATCTCATTACGGTAGTCTGCACGGTGACTGGTCCCGATGGAATAAGTTCTCCTCTATGGGGAACGGATTCACATTCGGGGTCGAGTCACTGATATTCTACGCAGTGGGAATCTGCTGCGCGGAGTACTTACAGATACCGCTCGGAACTGAGAGCGGATATTTCGTAAACGTCTACGGGGACGACGTTGTCCTCCCGACGGTGTGTGTGGACTTGTTCTCTGAGATGTGCCTCTTCTACGGATTCACGGTAAATTTAAAAAAGACGCACTACGCGTCTCCATTCCGTGAGTCGTGTGGTAAGCACTATTACTCAGGCATCGAGGTAACACCCATTTACCTTAAGGGTAAACTCTCGACCATTCCGGCTGTTTTTAGGTTCGCGAATGCCGTAAGGAGAATGGCGTTTCGGAGAGGTTCAAATCTCTCCTGCGACGCTACGCTCAAACCGGTATTCGATTACCTTGTCTCTGTCGTCCCCGCCCGTTTTAGGGTGAGGATAGATGAGGGGCTCGGTGATGGTGGCTTCATCTCGAATTGGGATGAAGCCGCTCCTACACGTGCTAACAAATACTTCGACAGGAAACTGAAGAAGTGGATGCCATCGTACATCGAAGGATGGACGGTGGAGCACGTGACGGATGAAGGAAGAACCTTCAAGAGCGGAGTACTCGGCTTATTGTTGAGCCGTTTGTGGGATCTCGAGCGAAAAGGTCTAAGGACTAGCCTTTTCAGAAGCCGTGCAGTCGACGATTCAATCGCGTACAATCGTTGGGGTGAGGTCGAACAAAATTTGACCTTCCCATGGTTGTCCGCGAGTCTTCATCCGATCCTTCGCCGTCTCCGTCTTCAAGAAATCGAAGCCGGGGCGTCGACGGACCTAACCGAGACAAGTAATGATGTCCCGACTAAGGAGAAAACCAAGATGAAGATGACTCGTTCGATTGTTGCACAGTGGCACGACTTGGGGCCTTGGCTGTAAAGTCAGGGTTTGGAGTCGGTAACCAACGCTGGGGTTAAAACCCTCAGTTTATGGCTCTTTACGATCTCAAAAGGAC